AGCCAATTAAGGCAAGCACGGTACAAGTCCAGATTCCAAATGAGCAACATACTAGAAACTTTCAACAGGTGTTATCAAGAACTTCCGAACTGGAGTGACAGCATTGTTAAAATTGACAGTGACCAAAGATGATCCAGCAAACCCAATCACACGGATGTACTGAGCTGTCCCTGTTCCCGAGACTGCGGCGTCATATAACACCGCTACCCCTGGGTTGGCAGTCATAACATCAGCAGAGTCATCAGATGTGAGGGTGCACATATACGTCTTATCACTGAACAAAGGTATAACAAGCTGGTTGGCTGTAACAGACTGGGGAACAAGTGACCCAGTTACTGTACCATCAAGCCAATTTCCGTCATCAGTCGTGGCAGTCAGAGATAGGATTGCTGCTTGTGTGGACTGTGGTATGTGAAGTTCCACATCATACTCGAACCACACCTCGCCGTAAACTCCTGCCGCAACCCCTGAGTTGGCAACTATAAGCTGACCAAGATCATAGGTTTTAGGGTCGGAGCCTGAGGGAGCCGAGCCAGTCCTGACAAATAACTCAGGCGCATTTTCAGGTATAGCTGACTGGCAACCTTCCCAGACGTTGGCACGAACAACGTTCTGCATTTGCATCATCAAAGCCTTACTACCTGGAGCTGAGTCCATTGTATCCATATCAACCGCCAACATCACGGAGCCGGCACTAGTTGTTGCAACACTAGAATGATAAGAGAACCTCAGATTGCGAAATCGATACTTCTCAAACTGCGCAGCCAAATTACTTAGCCACGGGAATGAGGTCGCTACGCCTGGGTTGATCTTAAACACTCGTGTCTCAAACCCTGTACCAACAGCGGTCAAGTCAGCGATGAATTCTCTATGACGCACTCGAACGACGTCACCACTACCGGACACAACCGCTCCCCTATTGGTTAGCGTTGTGCCGATCGCAGCTCCGACACTACGAGTGTTCTGATTCCTTCTGTTCCGTCTATTCCTGTTTCGTCTAGCATTCGCGGTATTACTCATCTGGTGTCCATTATTTCCGTTCATTTGAGGGGCGACAGATTTGCCATTCTGTGGCACCTTGTTACGATTATTTGTCATAATTGTAAAGTGGCACCTCTCGGGGTGGTGCCAACCCCAGCAATTGCTCCGGACTAAGTCTGGCATACCATTGCTCAATCATAATTTGATCATCAACTGATATTCCAAACGAAGCAGCAAAATCAATGCGGGATTCTAAACTGACAACCGTCGCCCTCACCAAATCAGGACGTTCCATAAAGCCCAATCGATAAAGATAAGACCCTGGTAATTCCCTAAGCATTTTATTACTCGCCCGCTTTAAGGCGAGTGCATGTGCTTGCAAGACAGGCACACCACTGTAAAGTGCGAGTTGACAGACACCCATAGTATGGACGTAATCACGCAAGAACTTCGGGTCACGTGTCTTGATTCCAACACGACTCTTACCAATTGCTCGATAAGGGTTCAGAACCATAACACGCTTACCCCCTACGCGTATT